CTCGCGAATGACCCGCGATGGAGGGCCCAGGAAGGACCCAGACCGGGGGGTGGGCTGGCTGGCTCGGCTCATGACCTGGCGCGCGCGGTGCGCATGGCCTGCTCGATGGCCCGCGCCCATTCGCGCGGCAACTCGCGGGCGACGACGGGCTGCGCGGCGGCCAGGAAGTCCACGCGCTTCTCGTAGCGCGCCGAGCGCTGCGGGAACACGATCAACGGGATGAGCTGCGAGCGCCCATCGGGGCGCGCGATGCGCTTGTAGATGCCGGGCGGGCTGCCGGGCACGCCGGCCTCGGTGGGGTCGCCGTAGAAGATCTCGACGTTGCGGCTGACGCGGATGGTGCGCGACTGGCGCTTGCTCAGCTTGCCTTCGCGCCGGGCCACGGCCAGCAGCTTGGTGATAGTGCCGCGCGGCAGGTTGCCGAAGGCGTCGAGCTCCACCGCAGCAGGCAGGCGCAGGGCCTTGCGCGCCGGCTGCCGCGTGCCGCCCTGCAGCTGCCAGCGCAGGTAGCTGGCCTGCCGGGTCTTGAAGAAGACGCCGGCTTCGAGCTTGCGCTTGTCGGCGCGGGCGATGAAGGTCGAGGCGCGGCTGCCCGTGGGCTCGCCGGCCGTGAAGGGGGTGGGTCGATCCAGCGCGCCCCGCAGCAGGCCGGGCACGATGGCCTGCACGTGGCGGGCCGTGGCGTTGAGCGCCACGCTGGCCGCAAAGTCAGCCTGCCCGGCCAGCGCGCCCAGGCGTTCGCGCACCTGGGCAATGTTGGTGTCGATGGTGATCCTCACGGCGCCGCCCCCCACACCAACCCCCCCTGCCCGTCCAACCGCACCCGCCGGCCGCTGACCGTGCTGCCGAACTCGCGCAGCACGCCATCCGGCCCGATCTCAGCGGCGTAGAAGCCGCCCCGGCCCTGCTTGCCCTTCAGCACGATGCGGTCGGCTGCCTGCTTGCCCAGTTCGGCCCGCAGCCAGTCGACAAGCTCGGCGGTCTGCGGCATGGTGGATCGCAGGCTTGCTGCCTTGCTGCCTTGGCCTTGCTGTTGCATGGTGCTGTGTTGTGGTGCTCTTTGCTCTCTCGTCCAACCGTCCAACCTCGTCCAACCCCTTTCCCCCTGTGCGCGCCCCTGCGGGGGCGTGCGGGGGCGTGCGGGCGTCCGCGCGCCCCCACGCACACACGCATGTGCACGTGAGGCAGGTTGGACGAGGTTGGACGGCACCCTGCCACCGAGGCAAAAACCGCCCGTCCAACCTTGCGCAGAGGTTGGACGGAGGTTGGACGGAGGTTGGACGAGATCAGAATTCATCGAGCGTTTCCTCGGCCGGACCACCGGCCTGCGGCTCGCTGGTGGGACCACCCACCGCGTTCTGATCGTCCGCGCCCTGCCCCGGCTTCGAGGTTGGACGGACGTAGCGCCAGAGCCTGGCGCCATGGGCATCGCGCTTCTTGGTCCAGCCGAGCTTGTGCATGGCGATGCCCACGCGCGTGCTCATCTGGCGGGCACCGTCGATGCGGTCGCTGGGCACGCCGAGGCAGTACACCAGCAGCTCGTGCGTGGTGAAGCTGTCGCGCTCACAGGCTTCGGTGTGGGCCTCACCGAAGCGGGCGCTGCTGTCCACCCACGATGCGATGCGCTCAAACCACGGATCGCCGATCTCGCGGCGCTCTTGCTCGGGGACGAGGTAGCGCTGTTCTTCCTCGCGCGTGGGCCAGCAGCGCCGGGTTTCGGCGTCGTCGCTGGCCAGGCGGGCGATGGCCTCGGCAAACATCTGGTCGCGGTCGGCGGCCAGCTTGTCGAGGTTGATCTCGTCGTCGCAGGCCACGGGCCAGAAGCGGCGCGCACCGGTGCTGTCTTTGCTGTACTCGTCCTGGTTGGTGGTGCCGGCGAAGACGCAGCTGCGCGGGCGGTCAGCCGGGCGGCGCGCAAAGGGCTCGCGCACGCGGTCGATGCGGCTGGTGAGGTACTGCTTGACGGCGGTGGTTTCGGCGCGGCTGAAGCTGTCCAACTCGGCGATCTCGTACAGCCACTTCCCCGCCAGATTGAGCAGCGCGTCCTTGTCGCCGATGCGGATGGGCGTGTCGGCAAACCAGTCGTCGCGGCCCACCAGGGTGCGCAGACTGGTGCTCTTGCGCTTGCCCTGCTTGCCCTCGAGCACGATCATGTAGTCGGCCTGGCAGCCCGGCTGGCGGATGCGGCGCACCATGTTCATCACGAACCACGGGCCGATCAGGCGCGTGTAGGTGGTGTCGGCCGCGCCCACGCACTCGTGCAGCCAGTGCGTGAGGCGGTCGATGCCATCCCAGGCGGGCAGGTTGTCCAGGTACTGGCGCACCGGGTGGAACTTGTTGTCCGTGGCGGCCATGGCCACGCCGGCCGCCAGCGTGGCCTCAGCCCGCACGCGCAGGCGTATCTGCGTGGCGAGCCAGTAGCCCAGGCTGTAGTCGTCGTCGGTGGCCCACTCGCCCGGCTCGCTGCCCCAGGGCGTGGTGCGCGTCTTGAGCACGCGGTAGGCAAACTCGTCGAAGGCCACCAGGCCGGTGAGCTCCGGGTGGTGCTTCAGCGTCAGGAAGACGTTTTCACGGCAATCGGCCACCCCGCCTTCGCTGTTGCGCAGCAGCAGCGCGTCCAGCGCCGGGGGCAGGTTGTTGCAGGGCTTGCGCCTGCCACCCGGCGCGGAGCCGGACGCAGGGGTAGATCGGGCTTCGGCCGCTTCGGCGCCTTCGGGGTCGGCGTGGTAGTCGGGTGCGTCGTCGGCCTGGTCGTCGCCGGCTGCACCGTCGTCCTGCAGGTCGGGCGCGTCCTGCGGCGGCGGCGGTGCGCGCAGGGGGCCGCGGCTGCGCGGCGGGGCCCAGCCGGCGTCGATGGCGCGGCGGAAGATGGTGGCCTCGGTGATGCCCTGGCCGCGGAAGCTGGCCCACTTGCGCGCCAGCACCTCGTGCCCCGGGTACTTGCTGCCCTTGCTGCTCCACCAGTCCCACAGCCGGAGGCCGCCTTCGCCCAGCGCGGCCTTGAGCGCCATGCCCACCTCGACCCAGTCGTCGTGCGGCATGTCGCTGTCCAGCTGCAGCAGCGCGGATTCGAGCCGGCGGCCCAGGTCATCGGCGGCGGGCGTGGCGGGGCGTGGTGCAGCGGCGCGCGGCGCCTGGTCGCGCGCTGGCTTGACCAGCTCGCGCAACATCGCCAGCGTCTGCGGCGTGATCGGGCCCACCTCGGCCGGCGTGCCGGCCCAGCGCTCGCCGGTGCAGGTGAAGAACTGTCGGCCGCAGAACACCTCGACGCCGATCGCGTTGTCCTTGAAGGTCTGCGTGTGGCCGGCCACGATGATGTGCACGCCCCGGCCGCTGGGGCTGCGCTCGGTGTAGCTGGCGCACTGCTCGATGATGCGCAGGCAGTGCGGCGCCACCTCGCCGGTGTCGGCGTCGATGGCGGCGTCGATGTCGATGCCGATGAGCCCGTCGCCGGGCAGGAAGGCGAACCCCAGCCCATCGAAGCGCCCGGTGTCCACCAGCGCCCGCGCTTGGGCAAAGCCGGCCAGCTGGGCGCGGTCTTCGGCGCTGCCCTGCTCACCGCGGCGCTTGCGCCCGCTGCAGTAGTAGGGCACCTTGCGCGGCTTCTTGTCGCCGGGGTAGGTTTCGAAGCGCCAGACCAGCCACTGGTCCAGCGCCCGCATGGCGGCGGGCAGGTTGTCCAGCAGCGGCTGCATCAAGGCTTCCTGTGTCATCGCGCGGCTCGCCTCAATCCACCCGCAACATCAAGCGCGAGGCCACGCGCTCGTGCATCTGGAACCCGTCCTTGCGGGTCTTGGTCGGACCGAGCGCGTCGGGCTGAGGCGGCGGGTCGATGTACTCGAAGTGCAGGATGTCATCGCCCGACGCATCAGGCTCGATCTTGGCCAGGCGGGCCAGGCGGCCGGTGCGGGTGAGGTACTGCCGGTTCACCTTGGCTTCGAAGGCGCGGTGGCGCACCAGGCCCGGTGTCTGCGTGCGGCCTGCCATCACGCAGCCCCGCGAACTTGAGGGTACTCACCAGTCCCGTCGCCCGGCGGCGGGAACACATGCAGCCGGGCCGGCAGCGGGCCTTCACGGGTGACGGCGGTGCGCCGAACATGGGCCACATGTTCTCCCCAGGTCTTTCCGTGCTCGAGGTTGCACACCAGATCACGCAGCAGCTCGCCGGCCGTGCAGCCGGCCGCGTGCGCCCGGCGGCGGAAGAGCTCGGCGGTCTGGTCGTCCAGGCGCACCTTGATTTCCTCGGTGAGCTTCATGCGTCAGGCTCCGAGCGTGGAAGAAAAAACGCGCCGCCCGGCCGGGCCGCATGCAGGGGAGACGGTACCCACAGGCACCGGCCGGGCAGCCGGCATCACGGCCGGCCAGCGTGGCGCAGAAACCCGGCCATGGGCACCGGGCAGGGAGGGATCGGGGGCGACGAAGGGCGGGCGCCCTGCCCGGCTGACAATGGCGGCTCTCACCCCAACCAGTGCCGCCAGGAGGGCGCCCATGGACAACAACGACGACCAGCGCGATGCCGCGCTGGAGCAGCGCCTGCGCGCGATCGAGCGCGAGCTGGCCGGGCAGCTGGTCTGGATGGCCGGCGTGATGCCGGTGCTGCTGGCCTTGCTGAAGCTGCCGGCCACGCCGGCCGATCTGCAGCGCGACATCGTCACGTTGATCGAGCAGGCCGACGCGCTGTCGCTCTGGGCCATGCTCACGCCCGACGAGCGCGAACGGGCGCGCGATTGCGCAGAGCATCTGCGGTCAATGTCTGCAGGCGGAAGCTCTGCACTGCGTCCAGGAACGACGTAGCGCGGCCGACGAAGTCCAGCGAGGTGCTTAGCGTTGCGGCCGGCAACGGCTCGTACCGCGCCTGTGCTCTGGCGGCGGCAACCTGTGCCATCCACGCCAGCCACTGGCTGTGCTTGCGGGCCCGGGGCGCCTTGACGCCATGACGCGGCATGCTCATGCCCCCTCCTGCGCCACAGCCGACACCGGCCGTGCGACGTCAATCACGGGCCTGCCGGCCGGGTGCGGCCAGGCGGGGTCGGGGATGCGGCTCCAGGCGGCATCGGGGCGCAGCACCTCGACGGTGACGGCGCCTTGGGTGGCGCGTTCGATGGCTGCGCACGAATCGTGGGCCACAGGGCGGCGTCCGTTGATCCACTGGCTGACCATGCCGGGCGTCACGCCCATCTGCTTTGCAAGAGCAGCCGCGCTGCCGAACTTCGCACAGGCCGCTGCCACGGGATGGCTGTTTTCCATGGCGCGCACTGTAGCATTGCTTTTGCGGCGCTGTAAAGCCATGCTATCCCGATGCCTGGATAGCATCGCTACATGAAGCAGAAGGCCAGCACCGAATTCGAGGCCCGCGCACTGCGCGAATTGATGGACGGCCGAGAGAAGAAAGCGTTCGCGCGCCAGCACAAGCTGCCCGGCGGCGAATCAATGCTCAGCCAGCACATGCATGAGCGCCGGCCGGTGAACATGGAGGCGGCGGTGATCTACGCTGAGGCCTTCGGCGTGACGCTGGATCGCATCAGTCCCACCTGGGCCGCGCTGGCCCGGCGCGCTTCGTTGTTGCTGCAGCCGGTGACCATGAATGGGCACAGTCTTACGGTGCAGGTGCAGGAGCCGGCGCCGGTGGTTTACGGCATTCCCTGGCCCTTCGATCAGTTGACGCCGGACGAATGGCGTGATCTGACACCGGATCAACGCTCGTTGATCGAGGGCACTGCAAAGCAATTTGCCGCTCAACGACCAAACGGCAATCGCCGGGCAGTCGCATAGCAACCGTGCATTCTCTCGCCTCCTGGCGAGCACGTAACCGAAGCAAACCCTGACCCTTTGCGGGGTCGGGATTTGCGCGTTTGCTCATCAATCCAGAAGTCGACCATAGCGGGCGCAACCTGGGTATGGTCGCCTTGGTATGCCCGACGTTGAAGCATTGCTATTGACGACACGCAAAAGCATCGCTACAGTCCGCATCCAGCCCCACGACAACTGCGCAGCAGGGGGCGGGAGTTGCGATGTCGGTGCCTGTCGTCCCCCACGCGCCCACCCGGGCCGAGCGCCGCGCCGCCGCGGCGTATGAATTCCTGCTCTGCCTGATCCTGGCGGTCATCGGGGCGGTCGCGCTGATCCACTGGATCGAGCTCGAGGGCCTCACGGGCGCGCCGGCCGCTGCGGCGGCTGCCATGGGCGTGCCGCGCCCTTGGTCGCAGCGCCTGCGCCAGGGCATCAAAGCCTGGTATCTGCGTCGGCTCATTGACGGCGCCGAGCGCGACGTTGAGTTCCTCCAGGGCGAGGCGCGGGACATCCCGCTGCTGATCGCAAGCCACCGCAGCTACATCAGCGAGCTGCGCGTGCAGCTGGCCCAGGTGGAGGCGGGGCGATGAGCGCCTTCATGCCCCCCGCCCCGCACGACGGCCTGCGGGCCGCGCCGCGCGAAGTGCTGGCTGACTGGATCAGCCGCCCGCGGTCGGGCGAGGTGCAAGTCTCGGCCGCCCTGGTGGCGGTGTATGCGGTCGTCATTCCAAACGCGAATGGCGGCCCGGCCAAGCCCATGCTGCACGTGGTGGCGAAACAACCCACCGCCGCTGGCGCGGCTCGTAACGGCAAGCTGCTGCACGCCCTGCTGTGGCTGCAACCCGCTGACACCGCCGAGCAGGCCTCGGCCGACGCCGATGCGGCAAAGCAGCGCCTGCTGGCCCACGCACACGTGCACGGCGTGGTGCGGCTGCAGGGCTCCAGTATCGAAGGCCGGGACGGCGGCCTGGATCTGTGGCTGGACGCTGCACGGGTCTTGAACTGCGCGCTGCAACCGCAGCCGAAGCCTGCGCGGCGCCCGGTGCTGGGGGCGTGGCTATGACCTGGATTCTCACAAGCCACGGCCGCGTGGTGGACCTGCGCGCAGTCACCAACGGCCGCGCCAAGACCGGCCTGAGCCCCAGCGAAGCGGCCGAGGCGCTGGCCAAGATCAATCGCTTCAACGGCCACACGCACCGGCTGTACAGCGTGGCCGAGCACAGCCTGCACGTGTGCCAGATCCTCGAGCGCGACCTGGGCGTCACCCACTGCGAGACGCTGCTGGCCGCCCTGTGCCACGACGCGCACGAGTGCCTGATCGGCGACATGACCTCGCCCGTCAAGCAGCTGCTGGCGCTGCGCGCGGTGCAGGCCCTGGACGCCGACCACTGGGATGCGCTCGAAGACACGGTGCAGAGCATGTTGCTGGCCGAATGGGGCCTGCTGGAAGCGCACCACGCGGGCCGCGAGCTGATCCGCCACGGCGACCTGGTGGCCCTGGCCACCGAACGCCGCGACCTGATGCACCCCGGCGGGCTGCCCTGGGAAGTGCTGGCCGGCATCCAGCCCGCCGACTGGCTGCACCTGCGCGACGGCGGCGGCATGACGCACGACGACTGGGCCGCCGCGTGGCTGGAGCGCTACCAGGAACTGCGCGCTGGGGCGTATGAGCAGGCGCGGCAGGGCGAGGGGGCCGCGGCGTGAGCGCCGGTGACCGCTGGCGCCTGCCAGACAACCGCGAAGCGCTGGAACTGCCGGGCAGCCAAGGCGGACTGCTGCGTGTGGCGCCGATCGTCGAGCACTGGCCCTTTCCCGCGCCGCCCGAGGTGGCCCAGCGCCGCATGTGCACCCGCTTGCCCAGCCGCTACCTGCGCGGGCAGGTGCCGGCGCCTGAGCTGGAGGACGCGCTGTGGTGACGCATTGTCAAGGGGCAAACGCATGACACGCAAACGAAGCCGCTACCGGCCGCGCGGCGTGAATCTGCAGGCGCATCTGGTGGCCCTGCAAGGCGCGGCGCTGCTGAGCCTTCATGACCGCTCGCGCTGGGCCGTGGAGCTGTTGATGGCGCTGGACGACGTGCGCCGCGGCCAGGCCGGGGAGACGGCTTGGCGCACGATCTTCGACGCCATCAACCTGGCCGAAGCCCTGGTGCTGCAGCGCGTGGCGCGTGACCCCGACGGCGTGGTGCGCGCGGCGCAGGGAGCCTGCGTGGCCATCCTCGAGCGCCAGCGCACCACCGGCACCCGCGCGGCCCGGGCCGGCGAACTGGCCGCGCTTCGCGAGCTGCAGGCCGCGTGGGTGGACTTGCTGGACGGCATCACGCACAGCGAACGATTCGCGGCCGAGGAACTTGTTGAGCGCCGCACCAAGGCGGCGCTGGCCGGGGGCATGGGGCCCGCGGTGATGGTGGTTGAGCCACCGAAGGAGTTGAGAACGTGACCGTGAACGAGAGCGCCATCCAGCTCATGCTGGACATCGAAACCATGGGCGTCGGCCCCAGCGCCGCGATGCTCAGCATTGGCTTGGTGCGCTTCAGCGAAGCCGATGGAGTGTTGCCCGACGAGCACTACCACTGGCACATCGACTTGGCCGATTCCCTGCGCCAGGGCGCTTCGGTCGACGGCGAAACAGTGGCGTGGTGGCTCACCCAGCCTGAGCACGCGCGCCGCGGGTTGCGTGGTCTGCAGGCTCGGCAAGACGGTCACGGTAGCCAGCCCGAAAGACAGGTGCTGAGGCAATTCAACTGGCGCCTGCAGGCGCCCGATCTGGCCGGTGCCCCGATTTGGGCCAACGGCATCGACTTCGACTTGGTGATCCTGCGCGGCGCCCTGGGGCGCCACAAGCTGTCGGTGCCCTGGGCCTACTGGCAGCAGCGGGATTTGCGCACCCTGCGCAAGCTGCTTCCAAACGTACCCGCGCCCGAGCGCGACGAGGCCGACAAGCACAACGCGCTGCGCGACGCCATGCACCAGGCCGCCCACTGCGCCGCCCTGCTGCGCGCCTTGCGCGATGGCTGCGCGCCGCGTGAACAGGAGGCTCAGGCATGAACAAGATTGACCTGGAGCTCTTCTGGGCCTGCTGCATCGTGATCGTGCTGGTGACGGCGCTGTTTGCGCCGCTGGGGGGGTGAGCATGAGAGACTTTGAGGTGATGCCGGCGGGCACCAGCACCGTGCTGCGCCGGGCGCTGCAGCAGCTCGAGCAAGGCTTTGCTGGCCCGTGCGAAGCTGTAGCCTGGCGTTTCCGCACCATCGGCATCGAGCACGCAGCCTGGCGCCTGACCGACGACGCCAGCCTCGTCGAGCAGATGCGCAAGCTCGGCCACTGGGACATCCGCCCCCTGGGCGAGCTGCCGGCGAAAGGGGGCGCATGATGCCCCACGCACCCGGCACCTACCTGGGCGGCATCAGGACGCTCGAAGACCTGCGCCAGCGCTGCGTCATCGACGCCGACACCGGCTGCTGGCACTGGCGCCTGAGCTTCAGCCAGGGCTCGCCCCGTGTCCACCTGCAACACCCTGCCGCAGCCGGCGGGCGCCTGGGCGTGGCCATGCGCGGCCGGCGCGCCGCGCTGCTGCTGGCCACCGGGAGCGACCTTCTGCCCGGCCACTTTGCCTTCGCGCGGGCCTGCTGCAAGGCGGACGACTGCGTCAACCCCGCCCACAGCCGCGCCGGCACCCGCCAGCAACACGGCGAATGGCTGCGCAAGACCGGCAAGGTCAAGAACCTCTTGAGCAAGAGCCTGGCCAGCCGCCGCATCTGGGACCAGCGCGGCCGCAAGGTCACCCCGGCCATCCGCGACGAGATCCTGCACAGCAACGAGACCTGGCAAGCGCTGGCCGACCGGCTGGGCGTCAGCAAGTTCGTGGTCTACCAGGTGCGCAAGGGCATCACGCACACGGCCGCGCTGCCCGGGGCCAGCGTCTTCAACTGGCGCCCCTGAGCCACCACCAACACCCCGACCGCAGCGCCCGGGCATGGCGCCGCACACCACCAGAAGGAGGCCCCACCATGCGGCCATTCACCGACACGCTCAACCAGCTGCGCTTTGGCACGCTGAGCGAAGACCTCACCAAGGCCCTGCACGAGCTGACGCTCAAGTGCGGCGAAACCGGCCGCGCCGGCCGGCTCACGCTGGATCTGCAGCTGAAGCCCGGCAAGGGCGGGCAGATCGAGGTGTTCGACGACATCAAGCTCAAGCTGCCGAAGGAGGAGCGCGGCTCCTCGATCATGTTCAGCACGCCCGAAGGCAACCTGACGCGCGAAGACCCGCGGCAGATGCAGATCGAGGGCCTGCGCACGGTGGACAAGTCCACCGGCGAACTGAAGCGCGTGGCAGGGGGTGCGTGAGATGAGCGACACCACCATTGACACCGGCCTGCAGGCGGCGATCGACGCAGGGATGAACCTGGGCGAGGTGCGGTTTGTTGGGCATGCCGTGCCCTTCGTCGTGCTGCCCAAGGGCGCACAGGTGCACAACCTGGAAGCGCTGCTGGCCACACCCGCGCGCCCGCGGGGCACCGTCCGGCTGAACGACCACGCCAGCTTCTGCGGCTATGTGCGGCAGCGTAACGGGCTTTGCGTGGCGGGCTACGAGGCGAAGGTCTACGGCGTGCGAGAGCCCAAGCCCAGCTTCGTGGCCATCTTCAACGACCACCGCGGCGGCGAGGCCGGCTGGCGCGACGACCGCGCGGTTTTCGACTGCCCGCTGTCGCCGGAATGGCAGCGCTGGACCAGCCAGAGCGGCAAGGTGATGACGCAGGAAGCCTTCGCCACCTGGATCGAAGACAACCTGCCCGACATCGCCATGCCCCCGGCCGCCGACATGCTGGAGATCAGCCGCAGCCTCGAGGCCAAGAAGAAGGTCAACTTCGCGAGCGGGCTGCGCCTGTCCAACGGGCAGCACCAGATCACTTACGAGGAGTCGATCGAAGGCACCGCCGCGAAAGGCCGCCTGATGGTGCCCGAGGTCTTCAGCCTGGGCATCCCCGTGTTGGAGGGCGGCGACCGCTACCAGGTCGAAGCCCGCCTGCGCTACCGCATAGCCGATGGCGGCAAGCTCAGCATGTGGTACGACTTGCTGCGCCCGCACAAGGTGCTGGAAGACGCGGGGAACTTCGTCTGGAAGGCCATCGAGGCCGAGCTGTCCACGACCATCTGGCATGGGGTGGTGGAGAAGTGAAACCTATGCCGGCCTCGATCGGGGCCGCCTTCAACTGGAAAGCGACGACATGAGTACTTACAGCATTGAGCAGGAAATTTGCGCCAAGGGCGCCAACGTGGGGCCGCGCATCACGCCGGCCGACATCGAGGCGAACATCGCCTCGGAGCATTACTTCACGGCTGAAGACGGTTATCGCGGCGCTGCGCTGGACCGCATTCATGCGAATGGCGGCGTCATCGACGCAGAAAGTGCCACGCCACCGCCCGCGCCGTTGTCCCTCCTGACCTTTTGCGTCCTCGTGCTGAAGAACGGCTTCACCGTCACCGGCGAGTCGGCTTGCGCCAGCCCGGAGAACTTCAACGCCGAGATCGGCCGCAAGATCGCCCGGCAGAACGCGGTGGCCAAGATGTGGCCGCTGATGGGCTACGAGCTGCGCTCGCGGTTGATGAGTCAAGGGGCCGATGATGGCAAGTAAGGACATTCGTCCATCCACCTTGGACGGCATCAAGCGCTTGGCCAAGACCATCAAGGTCGAGCGCGACGTGCGTCATCACCAAGCGCTGGACGCTGCGGCTCAGGCCGCGGGATACCAGAACTTCCGCCACGCAAGCAACGTGTTGCTCGGTCCGCTGCTTACAGCGGCCGACGGTCAGCACCGGGTGGGTGAGAAGTGATCACCGACCAGCGCATCGCCGAGCTGATGGGCTGGTCTGCCAGCCCGGCACACGTGACAGGCGTGCTGGGCGGCGGGCCGGATGATCTGCCGGCGCGGGTGCGAGCGGTGGCGCAGGCGGCGGCTGAGGCTGCGCGGACGGAAGGTAACAGTGCAGGGGTCAAGCAATGCACCTGGACCAAAGACTCCGGCGCTATTTCCTGGGATACCGCGTGTGGTGGCAGCTACCAGATCATCGGTAATTTGCTCAGCAAGAGCGGGATGCGCTGGTGCTGCTTTTGCGGCGGGGTTTTGCGCGAGGTGGCGGCTTGAAGCAATTCCTGCTCCCCCTGCACCGCGAGCTGGTGGTCGACAACTTTGCCGGCGGTGGCGGCGCTTCGTCGGGCATCGAGCGGGCCATTGGCCGGCCGGTGGACATCGCGATCAACCACGACCCCGAGGCGGTGGCCATGCACCAGGCCAACCACCCGCAGACGCGCCACCTGTGCGAAAGCGTGTGGGACGTGAACCCGCGCGAAGCCTGCGCCGGCCAGCCTGTGGGCCTGGCGTGGTTCAGCCCGGACTGCAAGCACTTCAGCAAGGCCAAGGGAGGGAGGCCCGTGGAGAAGAAGATTCGCGGGCTGGCCTGGGTGGCGGTGCGCTGGGCGGCCACGGTGCAGCCGCGCATCATCTGCCTGGAGAACGTGGAAGAGTTCGTCACCTGGGGCCCGCTCACGCAGGACGGCCGGCCCTGCCCGCGCAACCGGGGCCGCGAGTTCCGCGCCTTCGTCAACGCCCTGCAGCGCCTGGGCTACGCTGTGCAGTGGCGCGAGCTGCGCGCCTGCGACTACGGCGCCCCCACCAGCCGCAAGCGCCTGTTTCTGGTGGCGCGGCGCGATGGCCAGCCCATCGTGTGGCCGACACCCACGCATGGCCCCGGCCGGCCCCAGCCCTGGCGCACGGCTGCGCAGTGCATCGACTGGAGCCTGCCCTGCCCGTCCATCTTCGACCGTGCGCGCCCGCTGGCAGACGCCACCCTGCGCCGCGTGGCCGAAGGGCTGCGCCGCTTCGTCATCGAGGCCGCCAAGCCCTTCATCGTGCGCATCGGCCACACCGGCGACGGCGACGCCGGCAAGGTGCGCGGCGTGCACGAGCCGCTGAGCACGATCACCAGCAAGGCAGAGCACTGCCTTGTGTCGGCCTTCCTGGCCAAGCACTACACCGGCGTCGTGGGCAGTGACCTGCGCATGCCGATGGGCACCGTCACCAGCGTGGACCATCACAGCCTGGTGGCCGCATTCATGGTCAAGTTCTACGGCAGCGGCGGCCAGTGGGCCGGCCTGGACGAGCCGATGCACACCCTGCCCACCAAAGACCGCATGGCCCTGGTCACCGTGGCCGGCGAGCAGTTCCGCATAGTCGACATCGGGCTGCGCATGCTGCAGCCCCGCGAACTGGCCCGCGCCCAGGGCTTTGCCGAGAGCTACATGCTCGACGCCCCCCACCTGGGCCGCAGCCTGCCCAAGCACGCGCAGGTGCGCATGATCGGCAACAGCGTGTGCCCGCCCATGGCCGAGGCGCTGGTGCGGGCGAACTTTGCCGAGATGGCGCAAGAGAGGAAGGCGGCATGACCGAAACCCTGACCTGGAGTCCCGTGGCTACAAAGCCCGACTGCGAAACCACCGTGCTGTGCTGTCGCGACACGGGCGAATGGTTCTCTGGCTGGTACGACGACGAGGTCGACTGCTGGTTCGACTGCGCCACGGGCGGCGTGGTCGAGGGTGTGACGCACTGGGCGCATGTGGAGGGGCCGAAGTGACGCACCAACTCACCATGACCGGCGAAGACTGGCTCAGCGACCGCGACCGCAAGACCCAGGCCCGGGCCGAGGCGGCGCGGCGCAAAGCAGCGCTGCGCGCGGCTGAGAAGCTGCAGGCGGCGGCCGATGCGGTGGCTGAGTTCAGCATGGCCTGCCTTGAGTGCAACGACGGCAGCGTGCGAGGCTCCGACGATAGCCGCCTCATCTTGTCGACCAGCATGCGGGAATACGCGGGCTGGCTGGAAAGCGTGTTCGGCAAATGAGCGCTGCCCGCCTGCGCACCCTGGCCTTCCGCCGCGGCCAGAAGCTGACGCAGCGCGACTGCGTGATGCTGATCCGAGCCGCCGCGCTGCTGGACGAATCCGAGCACGCGCGGCGCGAGCTGGTGACGCACTACGGCCAGATGCTGGCCGAGCTGGTGACCTTGCGCGCCGAGCTGGTGACTGTGCGGCAGGTGCTGGGCACTTTGGTCGATGGGGATGACGATGACCACGCCTGAGCCGCTGCTCACAGCCCGCCAGGTGGCCGACCGGCTGGCCATCAGCAAACGGGCGGTCTATGACCTGACGTATGCTGGCCGCCTGCCCTGCTTTCGCCTGGGCGCGGGCGAGGGGGCCATGCGCTTCAGCGCCGAAGACGTCGACAACTACCTTGCATCATGTCGATCTACTGGTCAAAGGCTGACAAGCGCTGGCGTTTCTCGTTCGACCGCTATCTTGAAGGTCGCCGACACCGACTTACTCGATTGCTTCCGAAGGGCTGGAGTCAAGCCCAGGCTGACACGTTCGACCGAGCCGAAACAGCGCGGCTCTACGCGCTTGCGGCTGGCGTCGCCCGAGCCGAGCCGCTGATCGACCAGGCGGTCAAGCACTACCTGACCGACAAGACCGGCCTCAAGAGCTACAAGAGCGCGGCCGAGCACCTGGGCGCCATCGCCTGGGCTTGGCAGGGCAAGCCCATGATCGACCTGCCCGATGTGGCGCGCGAAGTGATCGCCGCGTCCGACGCCAGCCCGGCCACCCTGCGCAACCGCTTGGCGCTGCTCAAGGCGGCGTGTCGCTGGGCCTGGAAACGCCACGGCCTGACCGACACCGACCCCACCGCGCGCATGCTGCTGCCCGTGGTGCGCAATGCCCGCAAGACCTACATCACGCGCAAGGGCATGCTGCAGGCGTGCCGCGCGTGCGGCAGCTGGCAGGCGCAGATCGCCATCCGCGTGTGCTTCTACACCGGCATGCGCCTGGGCGAGCTGTGGGCCGTGCAGGTAGTCGACGGCCTGCTGGTGCTGCACGACAGCAAGAACGGCCAGCCGCGCGTCATCCCGCCGCACCCGCGCATCCGCCACCTGCTGAAGTTTCTGCCGCTGACCGGCCACAAGCGCGGCATCCAGGCTGCCTGGACCCGCGCCCGCGACAAGGTGGGCCTGGGCGACGTGCGCTTCCATGACCTGCGCCACAGCGCGGCCAGCGAGATGGCGAACTCTGGCGTGCCGCTGTTCACCGTCGGCCAGGTGCTCGGCCACAAGAGCCCTGCCAGCACGCAGCGTTACGCACACCTGTACGCGGACACGCTGGCCGAGGCGGTGGCCAAGATCGGCAAGCGCCGGGCTTGAGCCGGCGCGACTGGGAGGATTTCCTCACAGTCTGGCGGAAAGGGAGGGATTCGAACCCTCGGTACTGGAGAACCAGTACGCCGGATTTCGAATGCCATGCACGTGCCGCGCTACGAGGGAAGCGCCCTCGTGAAACAGCGGCAAAAGGGGCGTTTGGAGGGGGTTGTTGGGCAAGATTCCTCACAGTCCGTGAGGCTCTTGGCCTAACCCTCTTCGGGGCGCCGGAAGTGACGGATGGCGACGTTACTGACCTCGCCATCCAGCCACGCAATTTGCACCGTGTCAGGCCCGGCCAGCACCCAGCAGCCGGGCGTTCGCGTCTGGCCCTGGATGAACACGGCCATTTTGGCGGCGCCCACGCACGGCCCGGGCTGATCGTGCAGCTCGGCGCGGCGGTCCCCGTCGGTGGCGATGGCGATGACGGCGGCGGCGGCGGGCTGGATGGTCAGGGCGATGGCCAGCATCAGCAGGACGGCGGCGAGGGCGTGGGCGAGTAGGCGCATGCTGGGGCTCCTGGGCTGGGCTGGGGGTGGGCGGCGGGGTCAGTGCGGCGGGGCGGCGGCCGGCGGGCGCGGGGTGGTCGTCAGGGCGTCGTAGGCGCGCTCGCAGGTGGTGCCGGCGGCGGCGCGGGCGTCTGCGAGCGCTGCCAGCTCTCGAGCTCGCGCGTCCAGGCGGCTGAGCATGTCGGCGAGCACCAGGCCGGCGTTGCCGGCTGGCGGGCTGCCGGGGGCAGCGGGGGGATGGCCGGGGGCTGTGTGGCCGGGGGCGGCAGGGGCGTTGCACTGGGCTGCGTAGGCTGCCGCCCATTGGCGCAGGCTGTCAGCAGCAGCGCGAGCGCGGTCAGCGTCAGCGCGGGCAGCGGCCTGCTGGCGCGCGGCGGTGGCGGCGATGTCGTCATGGGCGGATCTCCAGGCGGTTTCGGTGGCGCGGGCTTGCTCGCTGGCCTGGGCGGCGGCGGTGGCCAGGGTGGCGCGGTCGGTGGCCCACTGGGCGCGCTCTTCGGCCAGGGTGGCGCGCAGGCGCTGGGCGGTGCGCTCGGCGTCGCGCACGTCCATCCACAGCGTGACGCTGAGGGCGCCCAGGCCGATGGCGGCGGCGGTGGACAGGGCGGTGAGGGCGCGGTCGATCAGCATGGGGTGCTCAGGCGATGCCGGCGCTGTAGCTGACGCGGCCCCCGGCGAAGTGCGCGGTCAGCACCTGGGCGCGGGGCGTTCCGTGGCTTGGGGGCAGGAAAGAGATGTGCACCCACTGGCCCTCGAAGATCAGCTGGTCGTAGCGGATCTGCTCGGCGTGGTGGGCGATGTGGCGGGCGATGGCGCGCGGGCTGCCGAAGCGCGGGCTGATGAAGTCGGCGGCGAGGCCCAGGGTGTGCTGGCTGAAGTCACTGCCGCCGATCGCGGCGTTCAGCGCCGGGCTGCGGTAGCCGCTGGTGATCTGCACCGGCTGCATCAGCAGATCGCGCACGCGCTGCATGGACGGGCCGAGCACGTTGCGCAGGTTGGCCAGCACGGCGGCCGGGGGCTCGTTGTCGATGCCGCGGCGCACGGCGGTTTCTGAGCGCAGGAATTCGCTGAGGCGGAAGTCGGCGCTGACGGGTTGGTCGACGAGGGTCATGGGTGGGGCGGGGGCGATGGTGTGGCGGCGGGGGCTGGGGCTTCGACAGGCTCAGCCCGAGCGGGGGGTGTGGCTGGGGCTTCGACAGGCTCAGCCCGAGCGGTGGGTGGCTCAGCCCGAACGGGGGGTGTGGCGGGCGCGGCGTCTTCCACGCCCGGCTGGCCGACCAGGCGCGCGGCCAGGAAGAGCAGGCCCAGAGCCAGGGGCAGCCGGTGCTCGGGCACGCCGAAAGCGGCCAGCAGGGCGGCCTGTTGGTCAGGTGGCAGCAGGCCGAAGCCGCAGGCCAGCGCGGCGGCCTGCACGCTGAGCATGCGCCAGGCGCGGCGCCAGTTGGCGGTGAGCGTGATGGTGAGGCGCAGGGGGCGGGCGCGCACCATATTCCTGCGGTCAGGAAAATGGTCTTGCGGGTTGGTGGAGCGGCGCATCAGATCAGCCCTGCCCTCTTGGCGATGTACATGCACGCGGCAGCGGCGGCGGCCCACATGGCGCGGTCCATCCACGCGGCGGCGCGGGTGGCTGCGGGGGCTTGTTGCTCGAGGACGGTGAGACGGGCTTCGATGCGCTCCAGGGCGGTGAAGGCGCGTTCTTGCGCCGCGGCGGCTTGCGCCTGGCGCTCTTCGACCAGCGCCAGCCGCACGACGGCGGCGGCCAGCTCGCGCAGGGCGGTCTTGATCTCGCCGACGTCGCCATGCAGCGTGTCGAGGCGGTGGTTGAGCACGTCAGCGGCTGGGCTGGGTGGTGGCGGGGCCTCGGTGGTGTGCATGGGGCGGCTTCAGTGCGGGTGGTGGGCGGCGGGTTGTGTGCTGGTGCGTGGCGGCTGGCGGCTGGCGGTGGGCGGCGCGGCCGGCGCTCAAGCGCCTGGCGGGGCCTGCGCGGCCGCGCGGGCTTCGATCTCGAGGGGGTGGTTGCGGTAGCCGTGGCGCAGCAAGCCGGCGAGGTAGCGGCTGTAGAAGCCCAGCACGCCGAAGCGCTGCGCCTGGCGCCAGTGCGCCAGCTCGTGGCGCAGCAGGCGGTCGGCCGCGGTGCCGGGCACTGGCGCGGCCAGACCTGCGCGCTGCCAGGACATCAGGTCGGGGTGCAGCCAAATGCCCAGCGGGGGTAGGCACAGGCCGCTGAAGCCGGTGCGCTCAAAGAGCCAGCGCATGGGGCCGCGCAGGGGCCGGATATCTGGATCTGCGCGCATGTGCGGCAACCTCAGTCGCTCACAGCCCGAGCTTCGCGCGCTCTGCCCTGCCCCAAGCGCGGCAGTCTTCGACGTAGGAGTTCCATGCCTCGGTTTCGGCGCTGGGGGCGGTGCGCAGGAGCTTGATTTCGTCGTCGACGCTGTAGCGGCTGCGGATGGCATCCACCACGCGCTGCTGGATCAGCCGCACCTGGGGGCTGACAGCGCGGATGGCGTCACGCAGGTCAGACGGCAGCGGGTTGGGCAGGTGCTCGATGCTGGCGGCAATCTGCGCCGGCTGCGTGGCGGGCAGCGTGGCCCCGTCGTCCAGCGCGACGACGGTGCGCCCGTCAGGCAGCGTGGCGAGTTCCTGCGCCTGGCGCTGGCCGGCGTTGCCCTCGGGCAGGCGAAGCTCCCACGTGTGCATGGGCGTGACAACTTTTCGGTAGGCGATGAGCGACGGCATGGTGATGCTCCGTGATGTACTGGATGAGGGGCCGGAAAGACGCGGTGCGGCGCGCATGGCCAAGGCGCGACACCAGAGGTTGAATGCGGGCGTGGCGGGCGTCGGCGCGGATCTGGTGGACCAGGCGCGGGCGCACAAAGCGCGCACGGGCCCACGTGCGGTAGCCAACCCAGTTGACGCCGCGGGCAATGGGCTGCAGGCTGTGGTGGCTAATTTCCAGCCCGAGCAGCGCCAGGTGCTCGCCGATGCGGTGCAGCCAGTCTTGGCCGACGGCGCGGCTCGGGGCGATCATCACGGCGTCATCCATGTATCGCCCGTAGTCGGCCGCGCCCAGCGTGCGCTTGCAGAAGTGGTCGAGGCTGTTGAGGTACAGGTTGGCGAACGTCTGCGACATCAGGTTGCCGATGGGGATGCCCGTTGGCGCCGGGCGCTGGGCGAACAGGTCGAGCAGGCGCAGGGTGTCCGGGCACTTGATGACGCGGCGCACCAGGGCGGCCAGCGTGGCGCGGTCGACGCTGTAGAAGAACTTGCGCACGTCCACGTGCAGCGCCCAGGCGCTGCGCGGCGCGCGGCGCATGGCGGCCTGCAGCCAATCGGCGGCGGCGTGCGTGCCCAGCCCGGTGCGGCAGGCAAAGCTGGTGGCGATGTAGCGCCGCTCGAACAGCGGGCCGACGACGGCATAGACGGCGTGCTGCACGACCAGGTCGCGGAACGAGGGCGCTTCAATTAGGCGGGGCTTGCGCCCATCGTTGATCCAGAAGGCATTGACCGGCAGCGGCGCATACGTGGCGTCCAGAAGCTGCGCGTGCAGACCGTGGATGTTGGCGCCCAGGTTGCGCTCGAACAGGAAACAGCCGCGGCTGTTGCGCTTTTCCTCGCGGGCGCGCCGGTAGGCGTGCAGCAGCGCATCGGGGTGCGCGTACTGGTCAAACAGGTTTGCGTGGCGTTTCATCGTGCGCGCAACCTGCTGGGCAAAGGGGTTGCTGCGCCAAGGGTCGCCGGGCTGCCAACACGGGCGGCCGGGGCTACTGCAGGGCGCGGCAACAGAACATTTCGGCACCAGCCGCGACGGGGGCTCCCTCTGTGCCGGTCGGCCGATGCCGCATGTGGCAAGCCAGGCTCAGAGTCGGCGCGGAACCCGATGTTGTTGTTCGAGTTACCGCGGACGTTGTTCAGATTCAGCGCCCAGACCCCGGCATTGCTGCCGTTGTTCCAGTTGCCGCCAGAGATCGCACAGAGCATGTCAAGCCCCTACCGCACCGACGGCCAGGCCGCCGGATTCATGCGCCGGCGATGGTGCCGCCGGCTCAGCCGAGGCCTGGGGCCCGGCTTGTGATTGACTGGCCAGCCAGCCGCCGATCATTCGGCCCAGCTCGTCGACCAGGCGCAGGATCACCAAGGCCCGGTGGTCACCCGGGCGCTCGGGGTCTTGCTTGCCTTTGCTGAAGTGAAACAGGCCCAGCTCGTGCGCCAGCAGCAGCAGCATGCGCAATTGCTCATGCCGGATGTCGAGCTGGGTAAGTGTGGTGCGCTTGTGGTAGCGCTTCTGTGCCTCCGTCACGAGGTTGTAGACGTCCACGTAGGCCGCGCGGATCTGCTGCGTCAGCGCGTACTTGTGGTGGCTGGGGAAGTGCGCCAGGTACAGCTCCAACTGCGCAGCAAACAGGATCAGCTTGCGGTGCAAGCCGGCCTGTGCGTGGATGCTGCGGGTGTTGTGGCTCATGTCTGGCTCAGGCAAGAGGCCCAGGCGCTGTCGCGCCAGGGCACAGGGTCACAGGAAAGAGGCGGCGCGGAACCCGAAGTTGATGTCCGAGTTACCGCGGACGCCGTCCAGAATCAGCGCCCAGACCCCGGCAATGCTGCCGGTGCCCCAGTAGCCGCCAGAGATCGCACAGAGCTCATTCGGCCGATCGTCGTAGAGGTAATCGTTGCCGAACTGGTTGCTCCCGCCTACTCCAGTGGCCAGCGCGATGCCCAAGCCCGCGAAGGCCCAGGCGTTGCCGCTGGTGGCGGCGCTGAGCACCTGAGCAGCGGCGCCGAAGGTCTTGTTGCTGGCGCTGTCGGTCAGGCTTTCGTAGGTGGCGCCCAGGCTGTCGTACAGGGCTGCCAGGCCGGTGGCGCCCCAGGCGTCGGTGGCCAGCGTGGTGCCGCCGGTGACGGTGGCGACGTCAGCGCTCGTCTTGAATACGTAGAAATTGGTCCCGTTGCTGGTGATGCCCAGCTCCGTTTCCCAGACCACTCCGTTGAGGTCCATGACGCCGCAGGCTTGCCCGTTGTGCGCCACGCGCGCGGGCAGGTTGGCGCTGCCGGTGCGGCCGGTGGCATACGTGCCATTGCCGTCGTCGACGTAGGCGATGGCGGCGTCGTTGCTGTCGCCCAGGGCGTTGTTGTTGTTGCCTTTGGGGAAGTTGGTGGCGCCTGCGCTGTACCAGGCGCAGAACGCCGTGCCGGTGGCGGCGGAGCCGTGCGCGTTGGCCAGCAGTGCCAAGGCGCCGCGGATGAAACGTGTGTTGCAGAAGAAGCGGCTGCCGCGCGTCTTGGCTGCGGCGATGGCGCCGGCCAGGTTGTTGGTGGGCGTGCCGGTGAGGCTGGCAAAGGTGGCAGTGGACAGGCTGCCGCGCTGCGCGCTGGTGAGCACTGCGGCGCCTTTGATGCTGCTGGCGGTGCCGCCGTTGTTGGAGCAGAGGTACTTGTCGACCCAGAACCCCTGGCGAATGCTGCCCCCGTTGTAGAAGGCGCGGTGCAGCGCGTAGCCGGCCGCGTTGGCATCGGCCACGGTGGGCCAGTGGCTGAAGGGCTTGACGTCGACGACGTTGACGGCGCCACCGTTGCTGCCTGTCCCGTAGCGGTAGAAGAAGGCCGGCACGTAGACCATCACCGAGCCGTCGCTGTACACGTAGTTTCCGTAGTTTTCAGATGCCGGGTCTTCGGTGCCGGGCAGGCGGGCAAAGCCGCTCGGGATCTCAGGCGCGATGCCCACGCCAAAGCCCTGCTGCCCCGGCACGCCGATGTGGTTGATGGTGCCGGCCGCGCCTGCGCCGATGCGGATGCCGAACGGGAAGGCGACGGGCGAGCCGTCGGGCGTCTGGATGGTGCGGACGTTGAGGGTGCTCATTGGATGCTCCAGGTGGCAAAGTCTTGGACGGTGACGGTGATCCCGTCGTCGATGGCGATGGGGCCGACGGATGCGGCGTTGTAGGCGCTGGGGATGGTCAGCGGGGCCGAGATGCGGCGCGCGTTGAAGCGCACCGGGCTGTCGGGGCTGACGGCCTGCGCCTGGGCGGCGCTGACGGCGGCGGCCGCGGCGGATGCTGCGGCGGCGGCCGCGTTGGCTGCCGGGTTGGCAGCCACGATCGACGCCAGCGCGGCCTGGGCCAGGGCGCGGTCGGCCTGCGTGGCGTTGGCGTTGGCGAGCACCTCGAGCGCGTTGGCGTAGACGTTGGCGGCCAGCGCGTTGATCTGATTGCCGAAGGTGGGCAGCGCGGTCAGCAGCAGGTCGGCGCGCACGGCAAAGTTGGCCGGGTCGGTGCGCTGCGGCACCGGCGTGGGCAGCGGGGTGTAGGTGGGCGGGCTGGCGGGCATGGGGTGTGGCTCCTGGCGGTGTCGGTCAGGGGGTCAGGTCAGGCCTTCGATTTCAAGGCTGCACAGGCTTTCGCGCGGGTACGGCACTTCGATGGCGAAGTCGCGGAAGAAGCCGTAGACGGTCAAGGGCGCCAGGTCGGCGACGTCAGGCGCGGTGATCCACACAGCGGGCCTGGCGCGCAGGCCGGCCAGGACACGCTGCACGCGGTTGATCTGTGTGTTCTGCAGCAGCACGCGGGCGCTCAGGCGTTTTGAGAAATCTCGGCGGACGAACGTGGTGACGCCAAATTCATCGGTCTCTTTTCGCGAGTAGTCGATGATGCCCAGGCTGGCGCCATATTCGGCATCGCCCAGGTCGTACTGTGTGCCCCAGGACAGTTGACCGATTTCAATGGTGCCCGTGCCCGTGAGGCTGACCGTCATGCGCGCATTCGGGTATGGGGGCAGGTCGGTCAATACCACTTCGCCGATTTGCACGTTGGGCTCGAAGAAGTATTGGTACCAGTCGAAGATGAATGTCCCGTCCAGGTTGATCGTCCGGCTGTAAATCGTCGGGCCTGTGGGGCCATCGGTGATCGTGACCTGCAGTTGTGCGCCGACCAGGCCAAGCACTGCCAGGCTGTTGCACAAACCTGTATTGATGACCACGGTCAGCGGGCTGGTGGATTTTGTCGACGTGCTGACCTGGTCGTCGAACATGGAGTGCGTGTTGTCCGGGCCGACTCGTGACCAGAATGTCGGGGATGTATCAGGCTGGTGGCCGGTGTTGTTGTTGGCCAGGCTGATCCAGTAATAGGTCCCGTAGTCCACAACAGCGTTTTTGGCGTACGTGGTGCCGCTGGCCCATGCGGCGGCGGTTTCGACGGCGGTGCTGCTGACCAGTTGCGCCGGGGCGAAGATGACGGGGTCGATCACTTTCATGGGTCGTGCTCCGTCGTGGCGTCAGGGCGTGGGTGTGACGTCGGTGATCTGCATGGACTCACCGTCGCGCGTGACGCGCTCCCACAGGCGCTGGACCTTGTTGGTGGCGACTGCCGTTACCCGCGCTTCGGCGCGCAGGCCTTGCACCTCAGCCCGCAGGGCGCGAATTTCGGCGGCGAGCACCTCCTCGCGCCGGGTGGCGTTGCCCAGCATGGCGGTGGTGTCGGCGGCGGACCAGTAGCGCGCGGGGCCGGTGACCTCAAGCTCCGGGCCGCGCTCGCCGACCAGGCGCATGCCGCCGGAGTGCAGGCCGCCCATCGCGAAGGCGGGGACACCACCGAGCGAGCGGATCAGGTCGCGCAGTGCGTTGACCTGCGGCTCGTAGGCGCGCAACGCGGCCTGGGCTTCGGCTTCGGCTTGCTGTGCGGCGGCGAAGGCGGGGTTGGCGCGCTCCTCGTAAATGCCGCCCTTGGCGAAGCCAAGCCAGTCATACCGCGTCCCTACGCGCGCGCTGGTGGTGGCCGGCGTGCCGGCCAGCGTGGCCTGGGCGCTCTGCACGTTGCCTTGCAAGCTGCCCAGGTAGGAGCTGGCGCTCTTCAGGTCAGCCTCCGCGCGCTGCAGGTCTTGCTGGCGCTTCACCTCGGCCTGCTGCGCGGCGGTCTGCATGTTGATCGCGCTGATGACCTGCGACAGCCGGTCGGCCACCAGCGTGTTGCCGCTGGTGATGCGGTCCACCAGCAACAGGCTGGTGGGGTCGCTTTCGCTCAGCTTGGCCAGCACGCGGGCCAGGGTCAGGTCACTGCTGGCCAGCAGCTCAGCGGCGCGCGCCTGCTCGTCGATGACGCCGCCGGTGGTCTGGTCGTTGCTCTGCAGTTGGCCCACCACGACGCCATTGGCGGCTAGCGCGGCGGCGATTTTCTGCAGGTTGGTGCTGTGTTCGCGCAGCAGATCGACGGTGAGGTTGCCGTTCTGCAGATCGTCTTGCAGCACCTGCAGGGCGGCGGTGTTGACGTTGAGCAGCGCGGCCTGGGCGCTGCGCTGGGTGCCCAGGGTGTCGCTGAGGGCGGCTACGCCCTGCAGCTCGGCCGCGATGCGGGCGGCGCCGATGTTGGCTTCGGCCCGGGTGCGTGCGGTGCCGCGCAGGCTTTCGGCGTAGGTGCTGGCCAGGGCGCCCAGGTTGCCCATGGCGGTGGCATCGCCGGCCTGGGCGGCGGCCAGGCCGGTGCGGTAGGCGCTGGCGGCGCTGGCGCCCGGGCTGCCGGTGCCCAGCAGCGCGGCGATGGTCTGGCGCAGGCTGCTGCCGGCCTGGGCGTAGGCATCGGCAGCCTGGCGCGCAGCGTTGGCGGCGGACTGGCTGGCGCTGATCTGCCTGGCCAGGGCGTCGGCGGCGGCGCTGGTGGCGGCGGCGGTGGCGGCGGCCAGCGCGGCCTGCTCGTCGCGCAGGGCATTGATGCGGTCGTACAGGGCGCGGTTGGATTCGTGGATGGCTTCGCGCTCGCGGCGGCGAAGCTCTGCGGTGTCGCCCTGCAGCTGCAGCAGCTGCGTCTCGAGCTGGGCGCGCTCTGACATGACCTGCTGGTAGAGCTGGCGCAGGCTGTCGGCGGTGGTGCCGGCGCCGCCGGCCAGGCGGGCCATCTCGTCGGCGACGAGGCCCAGTTCTTGCGACAGCTTCTGCTGGATCTGTTCTTCGGTAAGCCCTTTGAAACTGATCTTGATGTCCTTGGTGAAAGCGGCCACCGATTCGGACGCCAGACCCAAGTCGCGCGCCATCTGGACGGTCTGCTCGCGCAGTTGGCCGAAGCCGCCGCCGAGGATGGATTGCAGATCGGTGCTGAGGGCAGAGGTGCGCGTCTTGTCACTGCGGAACCAGCCGCCCCGCAGAAACTCGAATTGACTGCCGCTGAAGCCCTGCTCACCGCCGAAGGTGCCTTGCACGCCTGTGTCCACCAGCTTGCGGCCAAAGGCAGCCTGCAGCAGCGGTCGGGCCAGCATGACGCCGGCGATGATGGGCGCGGCAGCGCCTGCTCCCATGGCCAAGCCCTGCATCGTGGCGCCGCCAGATAGCATTGAGCCAGCAGACGAAAAAGCGCCCATGACGTTGCCGCCCATCGTGGCCGCGGCCCCGGCGCCGAAGATGCTGCTGCTGGATGCCAGCAGGCCGGCCATGCCGCTGGCGCTACTGGCGCCGCCGGTTGCTGCAGTTGCGCCGGTGCTGGCGGCAGCCGTGCCGGCCAAGCCCAGGCTGCCCACGATGACGCGGGCCACGGGGTCGACGATGGCCTTGATGATGGGCTGCAGCACCAGGGTGCTGAAGTAGCGCTTCAGTGCGTCGCCTGCGCTCTTGCCGCCGGACATCAGCGCGTCGGCCAGCGATTGGCCGACCTGGTCGACGGTGCGTTCCCACTGCGCGGCCGCGTCCTTGGCCGCCTGGTCGTTGGCCTGGCGCACGCGCTGGTCGCCCAGGGCGCCGAGCAGCTTTTGGCGAGCCTGGATCTCGCGCTCGATGGCGTCGTAGCCCTCGGTGCCCGCGCGGTACATGGCCTGCTGCTCACGCAGGCGGGCGATGGTGACCAGCTCGATGGCTTCGGCCAGGCTGATGGCCTGGGCGGCGGCCAGGGCGCTGGCCTTGGCGTCGAGCTCGAGGTCTGCGGTGCGGTCCTGGATGGACTCGAGGTTGCGGCGGGCGGCTTCGGTCTGGTCGTCGAGGTACTTCTGGACGGCGGCGGCGTCCTGGATCTGGGCCTGTGTGATCTGGTCTTGCAGGGTCAGCAGGTAGTCGCGGTAGGCCTCGCGCTGGCGCAGGTACTCGCGGGTCGCTTCTTCTTCGGCCTCGTACTCGCGCACCAGGGCGGCCAGGGCGATGTCGGCCTGCAGCTGCAGCTCGCGCTGGTGGGCGGCTTCGGCGGCCAGCTCGGCGGCGTCGTACTGGGCGATGGCGGCCAGGTCTTGGGCGGCGCGCACTTCGCGCTCGGCCTTGATGGCGGCGTCGGCGGCGCGCTCGGCATCGTATTCGCGCACCTGCTGGGCCAGGGCGCGGTCGGCCTGCAGCTCCAGCTCGCGCTGCAGGGCCTCGGCGCTGGTTTGCTCAGCGGCCAGCGTGGCGTCGTCGTAGCGGGCCTGCTGGCGCAGGGCGTCTTGTGCGATGCGCTCCAGCTCGGCCTGGTGCGCGGCTTCGGCATCGGCCACGGCGCGGTCGTAGCGCAGCAGGCGGTTGAGGCTGTCCTTCTCGTCGGCTTCAAGCTGCAGCTGCGCGGCGCGGCGGGCGGCTTCGTCAGCGGCGGCCTGGGCAGCGTCTTCGCGCCCCAGGCGCGCCAGGTCTTGGCGGGCGCGGATGTCGCGCTCGGCGTTGGCGGCGGCGGCTGCCCCGGCCGCGCCGGGGGCTGGTAGGGCGATGCTGGGGCGCGTTGCGTTTTGCGGCGCGCTGCCTCGGCCTGCGCCAGCGCCAAACGCATCTTGCATTTGCGCCAGGCGCCCGTAGAAAGACTGATAGCGCTCGAGTTCCTCGCGCTGGCGGCGCAGGCTGGCCATTTCGTAGGCGCTTCGCTGCACTCTTTGATCTGCCAGCCGCGCGTCGATTGCTGCAATGCGGCGGCTGTATTCCTGGTAGCCGGCCACCGGGTCGCGGAACTCAAATGCGCCGCCGCCGGTCATGGCCGCGCGCATGAATTCGCCGATGCCACCGAAGGCCTCGCGTACTGCGTTGATGCGCTGCAGAAGGTCGTTGACCGAGGGCAGCAAGGTGGCCACGATGCTGCGGCTGACGTCGCTGGCGTTGGTCTGGAAGGCCGCCAGCGCGCGGTTGAATCGCTCGGCCTGTTCTGCTTGTTCGCGGGTGACGCTGGCCTGCAGCGTGCCCGCGTCGGCCAGATCCTTGAGGATGGGCGCGGCCTCGCGGACGGACTTGCCGAAGAGCTCTTGCACCACGCGCGCCTTGTTGGCGTCGTCGGCAAAGCCGGCCAGGGCGCGGGCGGTCTGCTGCAGGGCGTCGACGGGGTCGGCGCGGCGCAGGGCGGCCACGTCGACGTTGATGGCCCGCAGCGCCTGGCTGGCGGCGTTGGTCCCGTCGGCGTCTTTCAAGATCGCGTTGAACTTCACCATGATGCCGCCCACGGCATCGAGCGTGGTGCCGGTGGTGCGGGCGAAGCGGTCGAGCTTGCTGATCTCTTCGACCGTGGAGCCGGTGGCGTCGGCCAGGTCGTTCATGGCGTCGACGGCGTCGACAGCCGACTTCAGCCACGCGGCGATGGTGCCCACCGACAGCGCGGCGGCCAGCTGCGGGCCCAGGGCCTTGAAGGCGTCGCCCACCTTCAATGTCTTGCTGTCCAGATCACCCAGGCTTCGGACGACGCCCGCCAGGCCGCCCGTTACCTGGGCGGCGCCCTGCAGGTTGAGCCGAATGCCGATTTGTTCTGCCATGGTGCTCAGGCCCGTGGTTCAGCGGCGCGCCGAGGCGGGGCGCTCGCGGCGGGCGCGGTCGGCCCATTCGTGCAGGGTGACGCGCTCCATGCGTTGTATGTCGGCCAGCAGGCCCTTGGCGCGGCGCGGGGGGCGGTCCAGGCGGGCCAGGCGCAGGTAGGCTTCGACGCCCGCGTAATTGAGGCCCGTTGGCTGCCCCATGCCGGCGTAGACCCACTGCGTCTGCAGCGCCAGCCACGTGGTGAGCGCGCGCTGGTTTTCGGGCAGCAGGAAGAAGGGCTTGGGGCCGCCGGTGTCGGATTGGTCGAGCACCAGGCCGAAAGCGGCCAGCGCGGCGTCTTGTTCGTGGTCGGCGGCGTCGTCATCTTCCGTGCTCCCGAAGTCCAGCTCGCCGCGCGCGAGCAGGCGCGCCGCCTCCGCTAGTTTTTTGTCGTGCCCTTGGCTCCGCAGCTTTCCAGGTAGGCCCCGAAGATGACGCCGGCCATGCCCACGATCTCGAGCAGCGCGGCCAGGTTGGCCGGGGTGAAGGGCACCTGGTTGGCGTCGTCGTCGAGCACCCCGTCCCAGCCGCTGACGACATCGGCCAGCAACTCGGGCACCGTGCGCTGGTTGCTGTCGACGATGTCGCGCAGCGCGCTCTGCGACAGGCGCTTGGCCTGGAGCGAGAACGAGAACGCGGCCGGCTTGCCGTCGGCGCCGGGCAGCTTGCCGGCGACCGGGACGGTGATGGTGTTGCTGACGTAGAGGCGGAAGGCCATGCGGGGCTCGGTGTGGGGCTGGTTGCGGTGGGCAGGGCGGCGCGGTCAGGCGGCGGGGCTTACAGGCAGACGATGCGCAGCTCGTCGTTGCCGCTGCTGGGCACGAAGCGCAAGTTCAGCCCGGTGTGCAGCTCGCCTTCGTAGTCCACGTCGGACGGGTCGATGCGCTGCACGCGCGGGGCGTGCAGGATGATCCCCACGCCAGCGCCCGTGCTGTGCGTGAAGCCCAGCGTGGTGGTGGTGTTGGCGTTGATGTCGGTGCGGAAGGTGGCTTCTTGCGCCGCGCTCAGCTCGAGCTGGCACGAGCCGGTGACATCACGTTGCGTGATGCTGACCGACTGGCCGCCCAGGATGGCCTTGCGCGCGATCGTGTTGCCCAGGTTGATGGCCAGGCCGCGGCTGGGGTAGGCGGTGCCGCTGGTCAGCGTGCCGGCGCTGTACGTTGCGCCCAGGTTGATGTCGCCCGAATTCACGTCGGACACCACGCTGGGCACCTTCCACGAGGTGAGCGTCAGCGTGGGGTCGGCGGTGGCGGTGGTGCCGCCGTCCAGGCCCGTGAAGGTGAAGCGGATCATCGGGCGCTCGCCTTCGTTCAGCATCAGCTCGGCGTTGCCCACGCAGCCCAGCGCTTTGCGCAGCGTGCCGTCGATGTGGTAGTAGATGGTGACCGACTTGAACGAAGCCGACACCGGCGTGTATTCGACGCGGGCAGGCGTGGTGAGCAGTGCCTCGGCCATGCCGCAGGCCAGCAGCAGCGGGCCCCAGGCGGGGGCGGTGCCAGCGGTGCCCGAGTTGGCCAGCTCGACGTCGAAGCTGCACTCGACGAAGCGCGTGCCGGCCAGCTGCTCACTGCCGCCCAGGTTGGCGCGGATCAGGTCGCGGTTGACGTTGGTGTAGGCGATGTTGAACGAGGCGTTCGACACCAGAATGGCGTTAGCGGCGCCATCGGGCGTGGGGTCCACCCCGTAGTTGACTTCGGTCTTGGCGAGGATGGCGGTCTTGCGGATGAGGCGGCCCATGGCTTACTCCTTGGATGCGGCGGCGGTTTCGGTGGCGGGGGCGGCGGGCGCCGCGGCGGGTTCGGGCAGGGGCACCCAGGCCTGGTGGCCGGCGTCCCACGTCCAGCGGCCACCGGCTGGCGGCGTGCCCACGGGTTGCAGGTTGGGCGGCTCGGCGGGTGCGGGGGCGGGCTTGGCGGCGGGCATGGTGGTGGGTGCGGTGGTGGGTGGGCGCGTCAAGGCCACGCAACCAGGCTGTTGGACCGGGTGCGGTGCTGGACGACAAGGCTGATGGTGGCGGCCACGAGCGGCGTGTCACCGTCGTCGGTCTGCCAGTCGATGGTGGGCGTCATGCGCACGTCGATCACGCCCAGGTTGGTGGCCGGCTGCCACACGGCGATGCGCGCCCAGGCGGCTTCGAGCAGCGCGTCGACAGTGGCGGCCGGCTCGCTGGCCGAGCTGGCGCCGCGCGCCAGGCAGTCGACGGCGAAGCTGGTTGTCCACTCGTAGCCAGCGCCCAACGTGCGGGGGTAGTCGGCGCGGCTCTGCAGCATGCGCACGTTGACCTGCGCGCTGTGCTGCGCGGCCATGGGGCGGGTGGCGTTGGTCTTGACGTTGCCCGATGCCAGCCCGGGCGATGCGGTGAGCAGCGCGACCAGGGCGGTTTGGATGGCGAGGTGGGCGCTCATGTCAGGCGCGCTCGAGCATGAGCCGGCTGACGCCGGTGCCGTCGGGCTGGTGCTCGACGATGGTGTAGGTGGTGCTGCCGACCACGGCGGCCTTGCCCACCGGGCTGGCGGGCACGTGCGCCGTGGGCAGCGTCAGCATGGGCTGCGCTGCCGCGATGCCGGCCACCGCCAGGCCGCCGAGCTGGTGTTCGGCGTCGAAGATGGCCTCGCGCGCCGCGCCGTCCACCGTGACGGCCACGCCCAGGCCGCTGGCCTTGAAGAAGGGGGCGAGGTTTTCGGCAAACATGGGCGGCGGGCGGGCTTGGGGTGGCGGGGTCAGTCGGTCTCGCTCAGCGCGACGACGGCCAGCGTGTAGGCGGGGCTGCTGGTGCCGCCGATGTCGTAGTTCATGCGCAGGTAGCGCGGGCAGCGGTCGAAGTTGATGGCGCGCTTCTGGGTGGACACACCGGTGGTCAGGCCGGTGAAGGCGCCGCCGTCGACATCGCTGTAGCTGCGGGCCGTGGTGACGATGGCGATGGTGTCGCCGTTGGCGAAGGCGGTGCCGCCGGCCACCAGGTCGAAGGCGACGTAAGCGCTGGTGAAGCGCTGGCCCACCGTGGCGTTGCCCAGGGCGCCCGAGGTGGCGCCGACGACTGCGGCCGTGGTGGCGTTGCTGAAGGTCAGCGTGATGGTCTCGGCCACCGCATCGGGGCCAGCGACGACATCGAAGCAGTTGCCCGTGCCGGTGTTGCTGCCCGGGGTGACGCTGGTCACCGCATCGGTGTCAGGCGAGCCCTGCAGCTTGAGCGCCAGCGTGGGCGTGCTGCCGGCCGTGTTGCGGGCCATCAGCACGATGGCGCCCTGGCCCTTGAGGCTGCGCGCGTCGATGCCGGCGCTGTTGCCGTCGGCGCTGATGGCGGCCGGGGCCTGGATGTTGGTGAGGGTGGCGTCGCCGATGATGTCCATGCGTCAGTCCTTTGAAGCGGCCTTGCGCGGGCGGCGCGGCGGCGTTGTGGTGGCGGGCTTGGGGGCCGGGGTGACCATGGCGGCGTGCGCTTGCTGCACGGCGTCCAGCGCCTGCAGCAGCGCGGGCGGCTCTTCGGGCAGCGGCTGCGCGCGGCCGGCGGCCACCAGCGTGGCGGCCAGCGTGGCCGGCAAGTCGCGCACATCGCCCGGGTGGGCGTCGTTGCCGACGCCCCCCAGGGCCGTGCCGCGGACGAAGCGCACGCGCATGCTCAGGCGCCTCAGATGGTGGCGCCGGTGGCCTTGCAGAAGCTCTGCGGGTGGCGCAGCGCGATGTCGGCCAGCTGGAAGCTCGTGACTTCCACCATGCCCTGCTTCTTGAGCGCGTAGGGGTCGACCACGATCTCGAGCGCGCCCCAGGTGCCGATCATCACGCTGGTGAAGTCGCCGAAGATGACGCCGTGGTCGCTGCCGCTGCCCAGCGTGGCCAGCACCTGGTTGGTGGCCACCGCGCGGTAGCCCACCAGCTGGCCGTCGTTGAGCGGGCCCGTCCAGATCATGCGGCTGTCGGTCGACGCGGCGATGACCGTCTGCGCCAGCTTGCCGGCCATGCCCGGCGTGGTGGCAAAGGCCAGGTTGCCCATCAGGGCGTTGTCCTTCAGCACCTCGGTGACCATGTCGATCAGCTTGCCGTAGGTGGGCGTGCCGCCCATGGCGATGCTGTTGACGTTGCTGGCGGCGTAGATGCCCGTGGGCTCGTTGTTGCTGCCGCTGCCGTGCAGAACGGCGCGGTCCCAGGCCAGCGCGTGCTGGGCGGCCAGGTCGTTGCGGATGAACTGCTCGACGTCGATGCTGGACTGCGCCATCAGCTGGCGGCTGAAGGCCGTGGTGGCCTGCAGCGTCTTGGGCGTCAGGCTGACGCTGCCCAGCGTGGCGTTGCTGGCCGTGACGTTGGTGCCGTCGTTCTCAGGCATCCAGTAGGCCGTGGCGGCGCCCGTCTGCTTGGGGAAGCTGACCGGGCTGGTCAGGCCGGCCATGACGCGGGCGCCCAGCTCGACGGCCACGGCTTGGTTGCGCAGCAGGTCGATGAACTCGCCGGGCTCGGTGAAGACCGTGCTGCTGCCCTTGGTGCTGGTGTTCCACAGCGATTCGGCGATGGCGGCGCGCTCGGCCTGCAGGCGCATCGGCACGAAGATGCCGCCGTGGCGCTTGGCGTTGGCGGGCAGCTGGCGCTCGAGCTCCTGGCTCAGCTCGGCCTCGAAGCCGCTGACGGCCTGACCTTCGGCCCGAGCGATGGCGGCGGCGATGGCGCGCACGTAGCTGTACTGCTTGCGCTCGCGCTCGTTGAGCTTGACGTCGGCGGCCAGCGGCTTGTTGGCCACTTGGCGCAGCACCTCGGCCTGGAACTGCTCGACCGTGTGGCCGGCCTGGATGGACTTGAGCGCCAGCTCGCGGGCGTCGTAGCCCTGGATGGTGGCGGCGAGCTGGGAGATTTCGGCGGCGTGGTTGCGCTCGGTGACTTGGACGTCGGACATGGTGCGGCCTTTCAGCGGCTGAGGTTGCGGGGTCGGTGCGGCAGGGGCCGCGCGGTCGGCAGCAGGCGAAGGGCCGGCCACCGGGGTGGCCGGGTCGGCGGCTGCCGGCGCCGAGAAGGGTGCGGGGGGCGCGTGGGGTGCGGCTTGGGGCTGCGCCAGGGCGCGGCCGACGCCGACGCTGGGATCGGCCGGCACGCTGACGAGCGACACCTCGTAGGGCTCCCAGTCGGTGACGCGGTAGGTGTCGTCGTCGTCGTCGTCGGTTTCGATCAGCTTGGCGGCGTGGATCATGTAGCCCACGCTGACGTTGCGGCGGATGCCGTCGCGGACGTCTTGCCAGACTTCCTCAGCCCGCACGCTGCGGCCGAAGCGCACCACGGCGCGGGCCACGCGGTCAGCGCCGACTTCGACCTGCTCGACCACGCCGACGACGTCGCGCGTGTCGTGATCCACCAGCAGGTTGGCGCCGCTGGCCAGGCGCTGCAGGCGCATGGCGGTGGGGCTGACGTCCAGGATCTCGCGGCCCCACGAGCGGTCGAACGGCGCTTCGCTGGCGAAGGCCAGCGTGGCGGTGCGGGCTTCCTCGTCGATCTGGGCGCGCTCGAACTGCAGCGCCCGGCTCAGCGGCTTGGCGGCCTGCGCATCGCGGATGGCCTGCGGCAGAAGGTTGGCGTCTTGCATGCGGGCATTGCATCAGCCCGCGGGGTGACATTTCCAGGGGTAAATGTCACCTGCCCTTGCACGCGCTCAAGCGGCTTCGGCCGGCGCTGGTGCAGGCGCCGGCGCAGGCTGCGCGGCCGGCGTGGCGCCCGGGGCGCCCTGGTAAGCGGTGAGCGTGACGCCGTAGCGCTGGGCCAGGGCTTGCGCTTCGCCGATCTGCTGCAGCACGTCTTCGAAGTCTTGCCCCATCTGCGCGGCCAGGGTCTGCGGGGCGATCAGGCCGGCGCGCACGGCCTGGGCCTTGGCTTCCATGTCGGCGCGCGGGTCCACCCAGTCCCAGCGGCGGGCCTGCCACTCGTGCATGCTGAACTTGGCCAGGCGCGACGCCGGCAGCGCGCTGCCGTTGGGCAGCAGCACCGCGCCCGACAACAGCGCCTGCTGCAGCCAGGCGTTGAACATGGGCCGCAGGAAGGCGCCGATGAACCACGCCTGGTCACTGGCCCAGCGGTCGCGCTCTTCAAGCGTGCCGCTGCGGATGCTGCTGAAGTTCACGCCTTCCAGGTCATTGGCCAGGCTGTGATAGGCCACGCGCCAGCCGCTGGCGATGCGCTGCAGCGTGGTCTTGACGAAGGGGCCGAAGTTCTGCTCGGGGTACTTGCTGTCGAAGGCCTGGAACTCCACGCCCGGGGGCAGCGTGTCGAAGGTGCCGGGCTGGCTGGTGGTGATCTGCTGGCCGTCGCCGGCTTCGTCGCTGCCCACCGGGGGCAGGCCGTCGGGCGTGCGAAAGAAGCCGTAGTGGTTGGCGCCGTTCTCGGCGGCCAGCAGCGCGCTCAGCATGAAGCCGCCCAGGTGGTGCAGGCTCACCATGCCCGGGGCCATCCAGGGCACGCCCCGGGCCTGGCCGGGCACGTCGACGCGGAAGCGGTGGATCAGCTCGGCCACCGGCACGCGCACCTTGCGGCGCTGCTGGGCGCCGCGCAGGTCATTCGGGTGGCTCTGGTACAGGTGCAGCGCCAGCGTGCGGCCGGCTTCGTCCTGCTCCACGCCCATGACGACGCGGTTGCCGTTGGCCAGCAGCTCGGTGTGCTGGGTGTCGATACGGTCGGCGTCGATGAGCTCGAGCGCGAAGTTGTATCGGTTGCCGGCTGCCGCGCCGCGCACCATGCGCACCAGAAACTCGCCGTCGGTGGGCAGGCTGCCCACCAGCGTCTCGCAGACGTCGCGCAGGCTCATGGTGCCGGTGATGTCGGCGGCGGCGGCCCACTCGGCAAAGGCGGCTTCGATGGCCTGGTTGGCCAGGCGGTCGGGCGTGCGGCCGTTGTCGTCGACCACGCGGGCCTGCAGGCGGAAGCCGTCAGGGCCGACGATGTTGCCCTGGCACATGCCGATGAACTTGCGCGCGTAGTCGTTGTTCTTGGCCAGGTCGCGGGCGCGGGCGCGCAGGCGGTCGAGATCGCTGCGCAGCTCTTCGTTGATGCTGGCGTTGGCGGTCCACCATTCACTGGTGAGGCGGTCAACCCGGGCGGCGTCGAAGCGGCGGGCCTGGGCTGCCGGCAGGCGGCGGCGTGCAGCCGGCGGGGCGATGAACTGCGCCACGCGCTGGCGCAGGCGTTGGGTGAGGCTGGGCATGGGCAAGTCCTGCGGGTGGGGTCAGCGGCGGGCGAAGCGCACGAAGACGCGGCGCGGGTCAGGCAGGCCGCGGGCGGCGCGGCTGGCGGCGTCTTCGCGCAGCACCTCGCCGCGGTACTTGTCGCGCAGCTGCAGCAGCTCGGGGATGGGGATGTACTTCAGCTGGCGGCCGGCGATCTGGTACTCGCCCACCTCGCTGGTGGCGCGGCCTTCGATGACGGCTTCGATGGCGTCGAGCACTTTGCGGGCGTGGCTGCGGCCATCGGTGGCGGTGGCGAAGGTGGGCCGCACGGTGAGCGTGCCGGTGCCCACGGTGTACACCTCGCCGGCCTTGCTGGCCTGGGCGCGCCAGGTGTAGGTGGCGGCGGCCCAGGTGGCGGTGGTGGCGGCGGCCACGGTGACCAGGTGGGCGTCACCGTCGGCGCTGGCCGTGAAGGTGTAGCGGTTGGCGGCGCTGACCAGCGTGTAGCTCAGGGCCCAGCCCTGGCCGGCCGGGTAGTCAGCCAGGATGCGGCGCCACTTGGCGGTGTCGCCTGCGGCCAGCACGGCCGGCTCTTGGGTGGGGATGTCGCTCATGGCGGGCACTCTGCGGTGGTTGGGGGTGACATTTCAAGGGGCGGATGTCACCTGTCAGCGGCCGCGCACGACGCGCAGCACCTGGCGCTCGGTGATCTGCTCCTGGCGGGCGATTTCGGACAGGCGCACGTTCTCGAGGTAGGCGCGCTGGATGCGGCTGTTGCGCTCGGCCCGGGCGTCGCGGGTCTGGCGGCGCGGCACGTGCACCTGCTCGCCGCCCCAGTGCTGGCGGATCTCACGCTCGACCTGCTGGGCCAGCTGCTCGTCGAGCTGGCGGCCGGCGGTCTGCTCGGCGCGGCGCACGCGGGCGAGCATGTCGCGCACGATGTCGGCGTGGGTGGGCAGGTGGGCGGTGGTCACCATCGGCGGCGTCCTTGTGGGATGGTCGGGCGGTGGGCGGGGCGGCGCTGCGGGGTGGGCGGCGCGGTGGCGTTGGTGGGGGCGGCGGGCGGTGGCTCGGCTTGGCGGGCGGGCTCGGGCGGCGCGGGCGGCGGCTCTTGGGTGAGCGCGGGCGGCGGGGGCGCGGGCGCGGCAGGCTCGTCGAACAGGCTGCGGTCTTCCACCCGGGCCTGCCACTTGCGCCAGTCGCCTTCGCGCCAGCGGTCGATGCCGGCGAACACGGCGGCGGCCAGGGCGTAGACGGCGCAGTCCAGGGCCTCGTTGCGGCGGCCGGCAGGCTTGGTCCACTCCAGGCGCGGGCGGCCTTTGACGTAGCGGGTGACGAGCTTCTCGCTGGTGAGCTGGTCGAACACCTCGGGCGGCAGGTGCTTGCTCAGGTGCACGTAGCCCGGGCCGGGCTGGGCGGTGCGCAGGCGGCCGTAGATTTCGGCCTTGGCGGTGTCCGTGCCCAGCGGCCACAGCTTGACGCCCCCTTTCATCTTCTGGCCGCGCCAGGTCACGTCCTGCGGCGTGGGCTTGCCCAGCAGCGCCTTGCCGGCCTGGCTCATGCCCTTGACGGCGTGCACGTGCGCGTGCTGGTGGGCGCGGGCGTAGGCGTAGACGGCCTGCGTGTGGTGGCCGCCGCTGTCGACCATGCAGGCCAGCACCGGCACGGGCCGGCCGCTGGCGTGCAGGATGGGCGTGCGGCGGTACTCGGTCAGCGCGGCCCAGGGGCTGCCGGGCTGGCTTTCGTCGAGCGCGGGGTCGCCGTAGAAGACGGCGCGGTCGACGAGCTGGCGCTCCATGCCGCGCCCCCAGGCCCAGGCGTAGGCTTCGATGCGGTCACCCTGCACGTCGGCGCCGATGGTGGCCACGTACAGGCCCCAGTGCACCTGGCGCAGCGGGATGTCGGCGGCGCGCTTGCGCAGCGCGTGCTCGTCGGCGCGGTCGCCGCTTTCCTCGAAGGTTTCGGCCAGCCGGGTGTTGACGAAGACGCGCAGCAGGCTGATGTCACCGGCGCGGGCAGCGATCAGCGCGCGGTGCCACTCGACCACGATGTCGGCCCAGCTGAGCCAGCCGAGCGGGCTGTAGAGGCTGCTGAGCTGGAAGCCGCGCACGCGGCCGGCGGCGGCGCCCGGGGCCTCAGCCACCCAGCGGCCGGCGGCCAGCATGGCGGGCTTGTGGTGCTCGCGGATCTCGCCGCCGCAGTGCGCGCAGACGTAGCGCACGCTGTCGGGCAGCGGGCTGCCGTCGTCGGCGCTGTCCCACTTCAGCCCGTGCGGCTTGTCGGCGCCCCACTCCAGGGCCTGGTGCTCGCCGCAGTGCGGGCAGGGCACGTGGTAGCGGCAGCGGTCGCTGGCCAGGTAGCGCTGCTCGATGCGGCTGAAGTCCTTGGTGGTGGGCGTGCTGGTCAGCAGGCGCTTGCGGCGGCTGAAGGTGGTCTGCCGCGCCTCGGCCAGCTTGATGGGGTCGCCCTCGCCGTCGGCGTCCAGCGGGTAGGCGTCGATCTCGTCGAGGAACAGGTCGCGCACGGGCATGCTGCGCAGGCCGGCGGCGCTGTTGGCGCCGGCCAGGGCGCAGAAGCCGCCGGCAAACTCTTTCAGCAGCGTGGTGTTGGCCTCGTCGCGGCTCTTGTTCTCGCGCACCTTGCGGCGCAGCGCGGGGCTCTCCTCGATCATCGGCGACAGGCGCTGCCGGCTGTAGCGCTTGGCCATGTCGATGGTGGGCTGCACCACCATCACCGGGCCCGGGGTGGTGTCCATGGTGTAGCCCAGCCAGTTGCTGCCCACCGTGGTCTTGCTGGTCTGGGCGCCCCACATCAGCACCACCTCTTCGACGGCGCTGTGCTGGCTGAGGCAGTCCATCGGCTCGCGGGCGTAGGGCGTGCGCGCGGCGCGGTAAGGGCCGGGCTCGCTGCTGTCCTTGCCCGACAGCACGCGGTGGCGCTCGGCCCACTCGGTGACGGTGACGATGGGCGGCGGCGCCAGGTACTCGCGCAGGATGTCGCCGACCAGGCGCTCGGCGTCGATCAGCGGGGGCAGGTCACGCGCGCCCATGCTGGGGCCTCGGCTCGGGGTCGGCCGTCACCGCGGCCAGCGCGGCCACAATTTCGGCGTGCAGCACGCGGTGCATGGCGCCGGGCTCGGGCTGGGCCACCAGCAGCGGCACCACCCGGGCGGGCAGCTGCAGGAAGGCTTCGCGCAGGCTGGCCACGCGGCGCGACAGCGCGGCGCGCACGTCGTCTTCGCGCACCAGCACGCGGCGCAGCTCGGCCAGGCGCAGCTCGGCCAGCTCGGCCTCGGCGGCTTCGCGGCGGGCCTTGCTCTGCCAGTAGTCGCCGTCGCCGTCGTCGCCGTCGGCCTGGCCGCGGCGCGCGCCGCCGGGCGCCTGCAGGTTGGCGTCGTCGGTGGCCCGGCTGCCGGCGCGCACGCGGGTGTTGCGCGCCCACTGCGCGTCGGCCGCCACCGGGTCGATCTTGCCCTCGATCAGCGTGATGCGCTGGTCCCGCACGGCCCGGCGCACCGCGCCTTCGGTGCACCCACGGCGCCGCGCGTACTCGGCCATCGTGATGAGCTGCACCGTACCGACCGGCATCACACGCACCCTTCACCGTACAAAGCGGCCGAGGCACCGACTAGCCGAACATCGCGCTCGCGAATGACC